TAATATCTAATTTACGAGAAAACTCCAAACTAAATTTATCTTTAATGGGGGCATACCAATAGATACTACCAACCAACCAATTATCACCTGACAGATCAAACATGAGATCTGAGAAATCATAAATTTGAGTTATACTAGATGAATAATCATTTTTATTAAAAGTTAATTTAATGCTGTTATAAGATCCATTTGTATATTCATTTGTGAGATTGACTACAGGTGCCGGGTTTGAATGTTTTACAGTCCAATTATCTAAGGAATTAAATGAGGCATTCTTTAGTAAATTAGTTCCGTCAAGAATTGGATCGCCCAAATATTCTTGAAAATTTGATACACTTTTTTGTGTGAATTCAACAGAACCTTTAATACTAGAAACATCATTACTAACATTCTGTACTCTATCAGCAGTTACATCCCCGCCACCAGCAACACCGGTGACTATCATCTTTCGCTCAGTTTGACCAGTTGTGGTGATAACTACTAAATCTCCTTGCTGGACACTTACCGTTGTTGGAAGAAATATCCCACGTTCCTCGATTCCTACATCCTTATTAGGTTTCCAATATAAAAAGTCACTAGTCTCATTCTTACCGTCTCCAAGTAACTTAACTTCTACAAATCCTTCACTCGAACTACCAAGAGCCAGCCCATATATCATAGATGTATAGAATGGTCGATCATCTCGATCGGTACTATTTTTTCCAGCCAAATCTCGAACCATATAATTTGGATTATTCACTAAATATCAACTCCTCTCATCAGTGAATATTGTTGTTGGGGTTATCTCTGAAAATGTGATCGTCTGAGTCATGGGTGAAAGATTCAACACAACCTTAGTGACAATAACTCGAAATGTCCTATATGTATCTGTAATGACATCTTTTGTATAAATTGTTCCCACAGCCCCGCATTCAACTGGAAAATATGTAAACTCCTTGGTCCATGACCGAACATTATTACCAGCAAGTTGTTTTAGTCGACTTCGTGCTGCTCGAAACACATTTATATGGCTAACATCATCCAAAGAGTTCGTCTCTTGATAATTAGATACAATATATCCACGCTGCTCTATATTTGGAGTATTCTCATACCACCCGACAACATCATATTGTGCAGAAGAAGTTGTGTTTTCTTTATTTTCATATATATCCGTAGGTGTTTCACCCATAATTTTATATTTAGTTTGTTTCTTATATTCCTTATCCCCCTGCGCAGATACAATAGCATCGTTCGGAGTGCCAATAAGATCATAGTCCATATCATTCCCACCACTGATAAGTCGTTCATCAGTAGTGAAATCTATAGAAAACTCACTGTTTTTACTATATGGCGTTCTATATTCGTCTGCCGTAATAACTCCAAGCGGCGTCACATCCAAGCGATAATTTCCAGACCACCCAACAGACATGGCTCGGTGCAAGTAATCTTCTCCATACTCCATGACTATAGGGTTTCGATACATACTTCCCGTATCGGATAATATCACATGAGCTCTCTCACAGAATTTCAAAAGCTTATGCAGAGTGTCTTTCTTAGAAGCCCATTTGTATACAAGCCAATTCTCTCGTCCTATTTGGGTCTTCAAAGCATATAAGACGCTCTGTCCATCCAGCCTATAATTGTGATTTGAATCAGAGTATTTGATCGTCATAGGGATAAATGTACCAAGAACATTCCAATATTGTCGGTCTGGAATAGTATCGACTATGCGAATGAAATCCCACATATCTCCACCAGAAGCGTCAGTGTATTCTATCGTACCAGACACACGTGTCGAATCCGTATGGCTCCAAGTTATGCTGCAACGAGCTAGGTCTTCTGACGTTAATATCAATTCCCCTGCCGGAGCTCCCCCAGTAAAGGCGTCTCTTGGATCGACCCTAAAGAATCTAAGGACATGATTAGCACCACGATCGTCATAATTAATATCAATCATAGAATCCACGTCCCACCATAGTCAGCAATACGAACCATGGAGATATTCACAGTCGTATACATGTCAAAGTCTTTAGTCTCGTTCATATATCCATAACCAGGTTTGCTGACTAGATCGATACTCGTGATTCCAACATACCCATAGAACCCGTTTGGTGCTCTAAAGAAGGCTTTCTTTTGCAACAATGCATTCCTAAACGAAAGCGCCTGTGCATCCGGCACCATACCTTCTATTTTGATGTTATCGTCAATAGACTCTTCGTAGTAGACAGCAGCGGTACTATCATTCATAAGGTTCTTCTTAGTAACTGTCGAAGATAAAGACCGATTTGTTGTGTATGGCGAATCAACATTACAACGCATTGTCAAAGCGCCCTGATAACCATCTATAAACCAGATTGCCTGTGGTTCAAGCTTCTCAACCCAGGCTGGATCTGCATAAAACGTGTAATGACTTGGTTTCGTGGCACCAGTCGGTTCAAACACAAGTTGGAATTGAATGTTCTTAGCGTCATAACGATACGGTAAGGGCATTATGATCTCTGACTTATTAGACATAAAGGGTATTGGGCGTAGCCTAGTTCCTCCAAGTGTTGTAGGAATAACTAGCCCACCTACATATGTTCCATTGTTTGGGAGAGTCAGTATGACTGACTGTGTATCTCGGTCGTACTTAAATCCTAAATCAAGAGCACCGTTTCCACCATATGATGCTTTCCTAACATTCAAGTCACCCTTTAAAACACCTTGAACCAGAGTTGGTTGGACTTGAACTGACTCAGAATAAACCTCAAGTAGACCAGTCGCCTTATCGGCTGGTAATACAGGCATCTTAGAAATTGGAATATTGAAATATCCAATAAGATCCCCATCGCCAGCCGCCATGTTGGTAAACCGAGGAGTTACCTTATGCCCATCTAGCTTCTTCAGGTTTAGTCGGCTTCCAAATGACACAAAGGACATGGAGAACCTAAACTTCATACGGAATGTACGAGTCTTAGCGTTATACTTAAAGACTCCATCTTTTCCGGAAGTATATGTCTGCCTGTAAGGCCACCAACTGAACTCAAGAAGACTACATGGACCTGTTCCAAACTCACCCACAAACCTGAAGTAAAGCATAATGTTGTGGGCATCTGTAATATCTTTAATCTTCTCAAGAGAGCATACATGACCGCCAATAACACACATAGACAGAGCACACCACATGCCGTGACGTTCGTTAAGGCCATTCTGAAGTTCAAAATATCTACACTGAACTCCATAATTAGCAAAGAGAGGAATGTTAAACTCTATGTGCTCCTCACCAGACAAAGCAGCAAATGGAATTTCCTCCCCGTCATCATTAATGAATCCTAGAATCGACGGCTTAGGTATCCATTTATTATACGGATACGTTCGGGAAAACCCAAAGCAATTTGTGCCTGGATTCCCGGCATAGCGAAGGTTCGTATCTTCCCCATTTTGATTAAATTGAGCACAACACCGAAGCTTGTAATGAGAGTCTACCTCTCGGTTTGTCGTAGCATACTCATGAGCACAGATGAGCTCGGTTTGATAGACAATCCCCTCAAGTTGTCGAATGCTCTTGGATATGGTTCCGTGTTCTGGCGTATCATGTGGCTTCTGAAACATACGAGTCTCATTAAAGCCTTCTTTTCGCTTTGGGAACATCTGAAAACAATCATGAGGAACATACCAAAGAATTACGTTAGGATCTCCAACTTGAACACCTTCTTTAGGCAGTGGGACATGAGTTTTATTCTCGTTAACATCAATCATCTGATTTGAGTTATAGTTCACCAAATCAAATGTATCATCGTCCGAGACTTCAACATACCATTTGTTCTTATTGTCATTCGAGCCTGGACGAACATATGCATGTATCTGATCTGGTTTTAAAGCAGCTCCATAATTAATGAGAAAGTCAGGATCATGCTTAGTCCACAGTTCATATAAAGCTCCGGGACGAAACATGATGTCTGGCTGAGGTCGCCTTAGCCAATCGGCCAGCAAGATACACTCACCAGCATATGTCCTTAAATCCTCAGGGGAACTAATACTAATACTATGAGCCGTAAGCCCCTTGCCAGTAACATCAAATACATAATAGTTATTTCCGTCTTTGGCATAAAGGACAAACGGCTCATAGTTATGGTACTTTATGGTATAATCAAAGTGATCAATAGGCATCATATCAAAGCCACCAAGCTCATTGATCGACCCTTTGCCGCTATCGGCAATTTCCGTACGATATTTGAACGGAAGAATCATGCCGTCATGAAGAGATGCCCAAAAGCAAATCCCACCACCACAGCATCCCAATATCTTTCCGCTTTTTACGGGTTTGCCAAGATAAAACTCAGCGGTATGAATATAACAGTCTTTACGCAAGCCACCCATAGAGAGAAACTTCTCATTTCCCCTGGGCTCGCCTGCATGAGCTGCCTTAGCAAGACCAAAAGTATCACCATTGGTCGATTCAATGAGTGTTGCCATGATATCAATAACTCCTTCCTCCTTGGACCATATCATTTGCCCAATCTGTTATTCTTTGGTCAACGAACTGTTGCGTAACGCCTGAACGGACATCGCCATCAATAATAACATTGGGTCTTAGATTAGCCAAATTATCATTGTACTTCTTTAGATCCTTCTTAACCTCTACAAGCTCCTTCAGAATATTTTGGTCACGTGAATAGGCTATGGATTGGCTAATGTTGGTGTTTCCGCTAATCCCGTTAAGCGTGGATTGGATCTGTTTACTTCCATTTTGATAGTTTGACCAGTCAACCACTGGTGACACCTTTGGAGTAAACTCATTAGACTTATTCATCTTAGAAACTTGCTGAATGACCCCAAGTCCTACTGCTTCTATTGATGACGTGACATCACCAGAGCTCTTTAGGATACCCTGCTTGAAACCCTGATTCCACATGACACCAAGATAGCTGGCTTCCCTAGAAGGTGACCGAATTCCCAGGACATGAGCAAGAGCATCAATGACATTTCCGCCAAAGCCCATTATGGCTTTAATGACATCATTCTGTCCACCAAGAATTCCACCAAGAAAACCGTCAGTAAACATCTTACCGAGGTTGTCAGTATGCTTTGTAGACTCCTGAATACCCTCTGTAGCCTTATCTCCAAGTCCTTGGGCTGCTGTCTTAGCGCCTGGATACTGGTTTTGGATACCTTTAATAAGGTTTTCACCAGTCCCATTACCGCCCTTCGAACCTTCCTCCTTCATCCTATTTGCAGCGTCTTCCACACTCTGCTTGTATTTCTCAAGGGACCCCTGATAGTCAGGAATCTTTCCCTCTAGATTCTCGTGACCTTCCTCCACACCCTCTTCGATATTCTCAGGAAGATCGTCAGAGAATTTAACGCCAGTCGCTTCGAGCTGCTTACGCATCTCCTCTGAAGATACACCTGTCGCTTGAGCAAGCTGTTCTAGCTCTTCCTCACTCAGTTGACCAGTTACATTAAAGTTGGCTAAAGAGTTCGTAAATCCATCTTGGGATTCCTTAACTCCATCTAGACTGGGCGCCACTTCAGAATATCTTTCTATTGATGAAGATAGCTTATCAAGATTAGAAGCCGCATATCCGATTTGAGTAGCGCCTTCTGCCGTGCCATCAAAGGCATTAAGGCTTCCGGCTATATTCTTTAAAGTTTCTGAAATGCTTTTACCAAGATCTGGGTTAACACTCTCCCAGGCTCGAATATGCTCGCCAAGATATGAGATAGCACCAGCGGCAACATTGATAGACTCAGCGCCGTTAACAGAACCATTCAGGGATTTGATTCCAGACGCAGCGTTCTCTAAAGTCCAAGCAATGTTCTTACCAAGATCCGGGTTAACACTTTCCCAAGCTCTGATATGCTCGCCTAAATATCCAATACCTTCTGCACACTTAGCAAGGGCATCAGCACCCCAACCCCCAAGATTGAGATGACCAATACCATCCCCTATGCCTGCAAGAACGTCTCGGATCTTACCACCAACAGCTGGATCAACCGCAGCCCACTTATCAAGTGAGAAGCTCAAATATCCAATTGGCGGGGCCAGCTTCTCCATTGCCTCAGCGCCACCAAACAGATTTGATAGCCCAACGGCAAGGATTCCACCAGCAAGATGCCCAAGAATATCAAGAAGTTTTCCAGGAGCAGCGTCATCGAGCGTTTGCATCTTAGCAAGAACACCTGTGAGTTTATCCATACCCTCAGCGATCTTATCAATACTCTCACCAATCATCTTAGCGCAATATCCAACCGCTGCAAACATAACTGCGGCCGATAAGAACAACCCAATTATCAATGCAACGGCAGCCATAGAGATTGGCACAGCATCCATAATGACAATAAGTAGAGCTATCACACCAAATATAGCAAGCAAAGCCAATCCCATATGATCGATGATTTCCTTATATCCGCTTAAATTCTTACCATCAAGCATACTTAACATTTGAAGAACATAGGCCATGCATAGCATAACGCCGCCTATTGCTATTGCTGCAGACCAAACAGTCGTTGGGTCACAGAATTTATTTATAAGCAATATCACGACACCGACAACACCTATAAGAATAACCATTGGTTGTACGACAGCAAGAGCACCATTTGGGTCCGGCATGGTAGATATCTGTTGAAGAAGCTGACTCATAGCCCACATAACCGCCGTAAGACCTAGGGCTGAAGCAAGGGCACTACCTTTACCCTCTCCACCAATCTTAGAAACAAGAATGAGAAGTGTAAGACAAAGAGTTAAAGAAACTAAAAGTGTCCTTATGGCCACCATAGCTTGCTCAACATCCGCGCCCTTTTCCTTAACCAAATCCGCCATAGACGAGACAGCACCAACTATCATCTTTATTGCTATTACTAGCACTAGGATAGCAGCTGCAGATTTCAAAGCTCCTGAACCATTGCCTTGCGTAAGACCACCAACAGCAGCCAAGATAATGATAACACCTATCAGACCAAAGAGAAGCACAGTAACTGCGGTGATGCTATTCTTCATGCTTCCATCTTTAAGAATTGCACTCCATTGCTTTACAGCGCTTGCCAACAATATGATTGATACAGTCATTAATATTATTGAAACTGCAACCTTTTGAAGATTCGGTCCTTGGAGTGACAAGATAGTTAATGACCCAACCAGCAAAGCAAATAGAGGCAAGAGCTTAACAAACCCGTCAATAATATACCCGATATCTTTCGACTCCAATGCTTGTATGGCCTTAACAAGAATGAAAATGCCTACAGCAAGACCTGCAAGCATAACGCCCATGCCAGTATACATGGCTGCCTTACCGAGATTACCAAGAGTTGCTCTAATACTGAGAAGAAGGTTAACGAACTGAGTAAGAGGATCATCACCCTTCTTAAGCTCTGCCATGGTGTTTCTTAAATCGGTAAACTTACCAATTATCAAGGCTGCCGCACCCAACAATGCTCCAAGAAGGGCAATGGTTATAATGCCTTTAGCAATATTGTTCGGCGATATGGTCTGAAGAATATCAATACATTCAACAAGGAGCTTAATGGCATGTGAGAATGAAAGGACAAATGCAGCCAATCCACCCCATTTAACACCCTTACCAATATTATTGATACCACTACCAATTCGCTTTAATGCGGTACCAAGTCTAGCAACAGCAACAAGGATAACTCGCTGATACAGGGTTATTACCGTTACATTCTTATATATCATAAAGAGAACAGCAGCAATCCCCATGGAAGGGTTGGTCAAGAACAGCTCTAGGATGTGCAAAACTCTCTTAATCAAATCAAATATTGAACTAGCGCCATCTGCGAGTCCAGATCCGACAGCGGCCATACCGTCTGTAAAGCCTTTGAAGAAACTGTCAATGGTTTGTTTGATAATATCAAAGGCTTTCTTCAAATTGTCAAGAGGAGCCATGACAAGTTGGGGGATCTTACCGAACATCTCTCCGACTCGGTGCCCAAATCCTTCTGCACCCTTAGTCAGAGATTCTATTTTGACCTTATCGAATGCACTTGAAATCTTCTCACCAATGGCATGGATGCCATTACCGATAATGGTCTTCAAAGTAACAAACGGTCGAGAAATATCTATAGAGCCGACTTTAATTCCAGCCGCAAAGGTCTGACCGATACGTCCACAGAAACTCGATACAGAAGTGGCAATTCCGCCAAGAGATGCTTTGTCAAATGCTTTCTGAATGTCTTGAATAAAGTTCCGTACGCCAAGCTTTTCTACAAACTCTTTGAATGACCGACGTTGTCCACCCTTATTGGCTTTGATGCTGTCATCTATTTGATCAGTAACTCCAGAAGTATTTACCTCAGCACCCAATGCGGGTTGTGGTCCAAGCTTGCTGAAAACACTCTTAATGCCTTCGAGCGGCCTTAAAGTTGATACGAACTCTTTTATGTGTCCAGTCGCTTCTTTGAATGTATCAGCTACCTTAATGGAACCAAACAAATTCATAAGGCCAGATGCTAATCCACTCGCCTTATCCTTCAGAGCTCCAAATGCATTTGACAAAGCATTAATTGGACTCGGAAGGCCAGATATACGTTCATGAAGTCTATCTAACCCCAGAGTTACCAACCGACTAACAGCCTCAGCAAAACTAGTAATGAATGAAATAGCTCGGCTAAAATCAACTTTACTAGCCGCGTCGCCCATCAAATCAACGACTCGCCCAAGACCAGATTTGACTATATCCAGAAGTGGAACAATCTTAGGTCCAAGCTGAGAAATAATATTGAGAAGATCTTTTACTCGGTCACCTATAAACTTAGTAGTCTTTCCATAGACCTTAAGAACTGTAGGACCATACTTACTGTTCAAATCGGCAAGAGTATCCTCAATATTCTCAATCTTATCGACAATAAAATCGACCGCGACACCAATCTTATCGACTATAACATCTGCAAATCGATCAAATTTATCAAGAGGATCTGATAGCTTGTCGAACGCCCCGCCGATCTTATCTTTAGCCTTGTCAACCAGACCAAGCCGCTCGACGACAGAGTTAATGGCTGTGATGATTCGACCAAGACCACCGGCAATAGCAAGACCAATCTTACCTAGTGATATCCCGATACGGCTTACCACATCCCAAACTCGCTTTACCGTATAGAAGAAAATATCAAGTGCTTTACGTCCAAGTTCAAGACCGCTACGAAAACCAGCCAGAGCATTATTATAGTTATCAAATGCTGTCGTGGCTACTTTCTGTTTCCTAGCAGCTTCATCAAGCTCTGAGGACATCTCATTAAGATTCTCAGAACCCTCAGCTATGCTATCGTTAACCTCATCTTGCTCTACCTCATAACGATACTCGCATCCAAGAAGCTCATTTACCCTATTTTGAACTAATTCAAATGAATGTCCAGCTTCCCGCAGACGATCAATTCGCTCTTGACCATTGCCCCAGTCGCCATTGATTACAGACTCAGCAAGTTCGGTAACTTCCTCAATAGAATCCTTAACCTCATGAATCGCATTCTCTGCCTTCTCGGCACCTTCGACCATAGGCCTAAAGAACTCACGAATAGGTCTTGTCTTCTCTTCGAACTTAGCGGCAAACTCAGCAAACTTCTTCGAGAGATTAGCCATGACCTCTCCGGACTTACCGAATATCCGTTTCATCAAGTCACCGACAGGAGACAAGAGATTCTTAAGCGCCTCGAACGAATGAGAGATGCCGTCTATAATGGCCTGACGTCCACCCATCTCAGCCCAGGTCCGAACTTGATTATTTCGGAAATCCGTATATGCTGAAATAAGTGGATCTAGAGCTCGATAAATATCAGTGAAGAGTTTTGTTGATTCCTCAGCATCACCGAGGATAAGCTTCATCGTCTCGCCCCAGCCAGTTCCGATTGCCTCTGCGATAGTACCGGTTAGCTGAGAATATGTATTGACAACGGTTGCGGCATCAGTTAGACGCTTTCCCCATTCTGTCGTAGCATCTGCCGCCTGATCCATGGTCTTAAGAAAGACATCTGTAGTAAGCCAATCCTCTTTTAAGGATTCCCTAAATGACCCATTTGCAGCGATGAATTGGTCAACATTCTTACCCATCGCTCGGCCGTTTTCAATCAATCTTTGCTGGAATTCGGGGCTCGCCATGCCTGCTTGCATGAGTGAGTTCCAGTCCATAAGGTGAATAACTCCACCCTGAAGTGCCTGCGAAACTTGGTATTCTGCACGAGCAAGAGCCTGGTTATTTGCACCTGCACCAGCAGCGATATTTGACAGACCCTTAATTGCCCTAGCAGCCGCATCGACTTTAACACCTGCTGCGGTAAAGTAACCAATGGCCCGAGTCATGTCACCAAACGAGTAAATGGTTAGGTCGGCATATTCATTGAGCTCTTGAAGAGTATCTTTAATTTGCTGAAAAGATGTATCGGGGAGATTAGCATGAATTGTCTTGATAGAATTCATCTCAGTCTCATACTCACGGAAACCGTCAAGTATAGGATTGAGACTAAGGGCTTTAACCATCTGCATACCGACTTGTGTTGCCCTAGATGCAATGGTAGCCAATGCACTGATCGCAACTACTTGCAGTGCTGAGAAATGGCGGCCTGATTCCTCAATTGCATCGTTAAGACCAGATAACCGCACCTTATTGGCGGCCCTCTCAATACCATCAAAAGCCTTCTCAGCACCATCTGTATTAATTGCTTTCTTAAACCGATTAAGTGACTCGGTCGTCTGTCTGACGCCTTGCTCGAATTGAGCATTGTCAAACTTCATTTCGACAATTCGTTCATCAACTGCCTTTGTATTCTGAGATGCACTCATGCGCTGGTTACCTCCCCCCAAATATCTTTCTTGATTTGATCAAATATCGGTTTTATAGCCGGATTTATAAAGTCATACCCTTGAACATACCGACCACTTTTTGTCCCATGGCCATATTGAATATAAAAGACTATTGGCACCCCTCTAGATTCATTGCTATTAGTCCAAACCAAAGAGATGTCACTTCCATTTTGACGAATCTCATAAGCCCATGAGGAGGCCGTCTTGCCTGTACGGACTGGAGTGGCAGCTTTTAGAGCACTAACACCCATCTGTCCATATTCATCAAGTCTCTTTAAGAATTGTCGTTTTGACATCTTTATGAGGAAATTTGTAGTCTTCTCAAAGTCACCTTTATGGCGAATTGAAATCGACATAGACGACCCCCTCTCTACTAACCTCGTGAATGGTACTTAGCTCGTCGAGCTTTATTGATGGCTGTGTTCTGACGCATTATCTCAGCTTTAGTCATCTTCTTTGGGTTGTTCTTAACATTAAATATTCGAAGAAGTGTTAACAGACGATTGAGATGCCATTTCTCGCATTCGATAGGAATCTGCAAACTAAACATCTGATAATAAATCTCTTCGGACGTAACGATCTTTGTTTTCTGATACTTAGCCGGAACATGTGTTGGCGTTTTTCTATCTGATGAGAACGTGGTGGCTGTCATAGGATCTTCGATGTATTCACTAATCTTTTGTGAGATATCGGGCGGCAAATAAGTATAGATTCGATCGTCTACATTCTTATTCACCGTCATATACCGAATATAGTCGTACATCATTTCAACCGTCTTATCTGTACTTGATAAGAATGGCTTTTTCCATTTGGCTTCCCACTTCGATACAGATATCAACGAATGCTCTAATACCAGATGCTGTGGTTTTATTATTTGAAATTCCTGTTTCTCTCGATCATAGATCTCAATCTCTGGAATATCTATCGATAACATATACTTAAACAAGTATCTTATCAGACTGAATCTTCTCTATCATCTTCTTGTTCTTATCTGCATTCTTATTAATCTTATCTGCCAAAGCACCCATGTCTGGTATGATTGCATTAATAAACTTAGCAGCGAACTCGGCATTAGTAAGAAGCTCAGTATAAATATCTTGATAGATAACAGTCTGAGTAAATGCGTCTGATAGCTCTTTTGACTTTATGAATCGACGGCCATCAGGAGACTTCTCGCCATATGCCTTATAAAGAATGTTCGTGAAGAATCGCATCATCTCCTTGGCATTCTTGGCATCCGAAATCTCCTGTAGGTATTCAGACAAACCCTTCTCAGAATCAATCTCAAGGCCAATAATCTCGGACTGATTCAGATCAAAGTAGACAGTCTCCTTGCGCTCAGTACCATTAAAGTCCTTATAGACATCGACATAACGAAACATAGTAGTTTCCTTTCTATTTTGATTTATTTTAAGTAAAGAGTTCCTTCAGCTTCTCCGGCAGAGGAAGTTTAGACTCAGTAGTAGCCGTTCCGATAAGGTAATCCTCGAATGCCTTAAACTTGGTCGGGTCACACTCAGACTTAGTGATATAGATATGCGCCGTATTACGATACCCAGGCACCGGAACTGGTACAGTATCGAACTCCCAACTAAGCTGGCCAGCCTCAGGAGAGTCATTTACAGTCTCATGGTTCCGCTCAGACGGAGAAGCCGTAGCACCGTAGACAAGATGAATCCTGTAATCCTCTGTCCAGTCGGTCGTATCAGAACCGATATTACTACGATATGCCAGACCGAAATGCTTACGAGTCTGCTGAGTTACCGTCACACCCTTGACGAGCGTAATGCTACCATCACACTCGGCAAACTCAGGCGGATACATGTATGCCTCAATTGTTCCCTTAAAGTTCTCAGCAGAACGGATCGAGCCGTACTTCATGTTGTCGGCCCAGATATCATTAGCCTCTGCACCATCAGGAGACTCCTGAACAGACGTCAAGCCATTAAATACAACGCCATTCTTATAGGCGCCGTTATCAAATACAAACAGTATACCGTGGTCAACACCAAGCTCATACTTGCGCTCACCAGTTGCATCCCATTGCAAAATAGCCATACTTACTCCTTAACTGGAATGTTTATTGTAAATACATAATGCATAAGATTCTCTGAAGCAAATATCTGATCGAGTTTACATGATGAAAACGCCTTTAAAACTTTTACCGGAATGTCTATGTCGGCAGTCTTGGTAATCCAAGTAACAGAAAACCGATACTGCATCAGATAGATTAAGTCATCTGCTCTAGTTGAAATGACGTCTTTCTCATGATACACGATACAAGGATACTTTAACAAAATATCTGAGGGAGGTTGGAAGTAACAGTTCTTAGATCCCAATAAGTCGCAAAGCTTATTGTGAAACTCAAACCTATTGTCCATTCCATACCTCCCCCAATGTCAATTCAACCCTTGGATAACTAACCTCGACGGATTGTATCTTCCATCTAACTCCGAGATACTCGACATATCGCATTTCACCGATATGCTTGTCCAAATATCCATCGGATACAACACTGATCAAAGTACTGCTAATTCGAATCTTATCGTTCATTTCGGAAGTTGAGGTGAAAGAACGATGATTCTTTTTGACATCACCAAAATACATACGAGCAACTATCTTGTCTTGCCAGACACCGGGCTCTACCTCGATTTGTGCTGAAAATCCGATAGGACCATAGAACTTCATTCTTCACCTCAACTTCCATTTTGATTTAAACGTGCTTACAGGCCAAAGCGATCGCCGAGTAAGGCTTCCTCAGCATACCAGACATACGAGTCTCCAGGAGGTACTTCTCCTTGTTGTAGTCGATGTCAAAGTCACTGAAGAAGGTATTCTCACCGCCACGGTCACGACCGACACCATAGTCCGAAAGATTGACAATAATGCCAAGAAGATCGAACTTATCTGACGGAGACGCTCCCTCAATCTGGATACCCTCCATGACAGGAACCTCGACAATACGACTAACTCGCATTGCAGAGGCAAGCTCAGAATCAGACTTGTAAAGCCTGTGACCAATCTTATCCCTGGCAAGCATCATCTGCGTAATAACATCATTGCAACCATAGAATACGGGCGTTCCAGAGCCGCGATAATCCTTACGGAACTTAACCGCAGAATCGACAAGAAGATTAGACTTCTCATTAACATCCGTAGTCGTCTCATAACCGCCGATAAGACCCCAGATGCAATACGGATCATTGGTATCTGCCGCCTTATAAATTACAGGCATGACATTCTCTTCATGGATCTTATCCGGAGCAGACTTAGCGCGGCCATCACCGACGAGAATTGCACGAGCCTTTTCCTCATCAAGCATCATGCTCATCTCAGAACGAAGAAGAGCAACGACATCAAAGTCAGTAATATCAATAAGATCATCACGGTCCATTGCCTGCTTCTTATAGATCGTCTGAGGAGATACTTTCCTACTAAGTGCGGCGATTATCTCTTCCTGCTTCTGGGTTCCCTTGACATAACCCTTAGCCCTAGCCTCATCCGCAGTAATATCAAAGGTAATGGACTTGACCTTCGCAAAAGGCACATTATGGACATTACCAAGAACGTCTGCAACCCACTCGACCGGGCGGTTGATCATATTGGGATCGCCATCAGTCTTGTAGTCAGGCATAATAACCTCAAGGTTACTAATACTGTGCTGCAAGAATGCGTTCTTCAATGTTCCATAGCTAGAAGCATTGGCAAGGCACTCATTAATGTCGTCATGCTGAATTACCTCACCATTATTAAGAAATACATAATCGTCCTCGTCTACACCAGTTACAAAATCATTATCCTCAAAAGCATTGTGACCCATATCATCCTCACTTCCATTTTGATTTGTCTCGACAGCATTCTGTGCCGCACTTACAGCAGTTCCTACAATATACTCAGCAATCTTCTTTTTCTTAGTATCCAAGTTATTATAGACAGCTTCGACATCCATGTCCTCATACTTATTGAGATCGATATCTCCACCACCAAGTCCTGAAGAAACCGCTTCAACTCCCTCGGGACCGACCTGCTGCTCAAGCGTCAAGAAGACAAGCGCCTTCTCTTCATCAGTAAAACTATTCCAAACATCTCGCACAGTCTCCTGTGGAGTGTTCGAAGCAGACTGTTCCTGATTAGTCGGCTCCGCATGCGAGAGCTCGTCAAGCTTAATCGCTGAATGAATGATGGCCTCCTCCTCAGATACATCAAGGGATCCATCTGCATGTGCAAAGGTAATCTCCTCAATAGTGGCCTCAGGATTAGCCCCTGCCAGAACAAGACTAACCTCTTTAATGTCACCATGAATCACATTGGGTCCCTCTTGCACCAAATGATTGGCATAAATGGACATGGAATCAAAATCGCCATGAGCTAGGCCAACCTTAGCTGCTTCAGCATTCTTTCCGTTATTAAAGCTCCCATATCCATAAATACCATCAGGACGGCCCTCAAGTAGAACATTTCCGAGCAGCATATTCGGATCATTATGCATATGATGCCACATCAAAGGTACCGTCTTGCCAATACAATCCTTGAATGCTCCATGCTTAATTACTCGTCCGTCGCCGCACCTAATATCATTCTTAGTTACATATCCTGCAAAATCATACATCCTATTTCCTTCCTTATTCTGCCGCCATTACATCAGCCACACTAATATCCCAATCGGATACTGGAGTACCGTTTGAATCAGTAACTCCAGACCCGCCCATAATGTCTGCATCTGTTTGCATGTTTCTGTTATACAGCATATCAGACTTCTGGTCGTCAGAGGCTTTAAGACCAAGAATCGAACGGAATTCATTTGGTGACATAATGGAGTTTCTACTAAACTTGTCTGCGAAGTCAGCCAACTGAACAAGACTAACCAATTTGAATCGATTCATATAAAACTCAATGCGCTGATGCTGAGTAATTGCAGTCCTGGTCAATAGTTTACGAGTAAATTCGTTTGTAATTGATGTAAGAATGGGCTCCAAAACTCTATTTTGATAGTTTAGCATAACCTGCTCAGAGGCAGTCCCAGAGAATACCTCTTCAGAAATACCGAGCTGAGCATAAAGCTGTTTAGTAAGCCATTCTATCTGCGGCATGAGATTCGACTCGACTGACCGATTTAGTTGAGTAATCTTTTCAGTAGCATCAATATATGCAATACCATAATCCGAGTTCTCCAACTGATCTTTAATCCTGTTGATTCGCTCGCCAGCCTTCTTTTGCCTTGCCTCAGAAGCAATCTGAAATGGCATCTGGAGAATAAGATCAAGTTTTGGATCCGCATTACGATTGTCGATATTGTCAAGAAGAGCTAGCTTAGCAGTCAACCGTTTAAGTGTAGAATTAGGCGCATTCATTACTTGATAGAATGGATTCTCGACGATAACTGTCCGCTTCTTTAATACCCACATCTCTTCTTTACGACCAGTTCGGTCATTATACAGTTGAACCTTTATCCGATCTGGTTGCCAGGCCATAATCTTTCCGACCCGCATGGCAAGAATCTCATATGAGCCCTTGTCGGGATTAATATCTGTATGGGTCGGAACCACAGCAACTGTTCCGGTTTCAAGAAGGTTAGACACAATATCAAGCCTGAAATCTCGACCTATTTGATCAATGTTAGCTGAGATGGTGAAGCATCTATTGAGATTATCATCTATTACTTCAGTAAAACGACCATCATCATTTACTCGAACATGTTCAATCTCGACAGAAGCAACATCATTAGCAATCCGAGTATATATTGCCTCAACGATACTCCTAGCATTCGTTATAGATGGAACAAACCTATCTGGTCGGAGACTATCTGTCCGAACATGATAGTTTGGAACATTGTCTGTTCTATTTTGAAAAATATTCCATGCTGACTTTAACCGATCAAATACTCCCATCGCCACCTCCCTTCCTGATTTCTACATGTTTTCTTAAAATCCTATATTTGGATCCATCATGTGCATATTCATCATTGTTGTTTCATTTGATATTCGATTAATATCGTTAAGAATATTTTGTTGCATCAGCATATCCTGATGGTGATTAAACTGCTGCCATTCCCTATTCGATGGAGTATTTATAGGAGCATTTTGTTTTCTTTTGGAATATTTCTTATAATATTTTTTAGGGATTTCAGGTTCATTAATACTATCTGGCTCATATTGACGGCCAAGATTAATTGGATCTTTCTTATAATCTTTATAAGCCTTCTTCTGTGTCTTGTTATCGTACTTTCCGTAAAATTCTAATGGCCATGGAAGTTCAACGTTTGGGTCATTCCAATTCTCTTTTGCATATTTTCGATACATCTTCTCAGCACGCCGAGCCCTTATATACTGACCAACCATATATCCACCAGCAGCAATAAACGGTAATCCACCAGCCAAAGCAGCTGACGAAGCACTAACGGCTGCTACCCCAGTTGCTGCTTTAATACCAGCAAGACCACTTGCCGTTATTGCAGCTCCACCAATTCCGCTAATCCCCGCGGTGAACGCATTTGCAATCTTACTTTTTCGTTGGGCTTCAGCCATGCCAGCTGCTTCTTCTGCTGCAGTAAGACCCATTCTTGCTTTGTTGGCCTTTTTCGTATAATAACGTTTATTTTTAAGTGCTTCAATTTTCTGGTAAGGATTTGTTAACCGCGATCGAGATAGATTATGATACTGATCTGCATAATCACGATAACTTCCATAATCTTTTATCTGTTTGGTCCTAGGATCTTTAGGACGTATTTTTCCGGATGGCATCAAAGATCCATAACGTAGTGATCCATCTGGTGCCATAGATCTATAACGTATCTTACCCTCCGCAGTCAAGGACCCGTCTGGATTTTGATAACGTCTTTGACCCCACTTCATATTCTTAATTCCAAAATGAGCAAGATCACTGTGTTTGGCATGGCGCCGGTTGGGATGATACCGATAATATTTATTCTCAATATCTACGATGTTCTCCGGCAAATAATCGGATTCGTCATTATAATGCTCTTTTGCAAATTCTTTTGCAATGTTAGATTTCTTACGAGCCCGATTCCCTTGCCAAAGGTTCTTAATACTAGCGGCACCAAGCGCCAATGGAGCTGGATTCGCCAATGCAACGGACGCGCCAACACCAGCAGCTGCATATGCAGCAGATTTAGCGTACTTAGCAACGGCAGTTCTATTTTGAAGTCGAGCAATACCAGACGCCTTAGCTGCTCCAGAAAGATCTCGACCAGCGATACTCATTCGAGACTCGGCAGCCTCTTTGCCACTTGCATTTCCGGTCTTATCATAGGCCTTAAGTGCCTGAGAACGCTCACGAGCTCCTTTTGCATATGATAGCGCTCGACGACGATCACGCCATTTAGTCAAATGACCTTCTGAATTCATACGACCCGTAGAGTTCATTGTTGCGGTTATTTTCTTAGATCCTGCTGCTAAACCGATCTTAAGATTAGGCTTAGACGACCCACTTTGTGCTGGAGCTTGGTCTTTGTGTGATCCTAAAAGCTGAAGAACCCCAACACCATAATGCTGCTTACCAGCTGGTGTCAAAGAACCATCTACATTTTGATACCGTCGAACACCACGCTTCTGACCCTTAATGCCATGGTGACACAGATCATCATGGTCAAGACTCTCTCGAACTTGACGTCCAATTTCTTTCTTTGTCCTCTTGTATGCCCTACGATTTTGAATATATGCTTGAATGGAATTATGACGACCCGCAGTATTTGCCGCACCAATGACTACGGCTGAGCCAACAGCCGTTCCGACAGCGGGGCCAGCAATAGCACCAGCAGCAGTTCCACTTGCAATCCCAGCGATAGCATATTTCATAGCCATCTTGCGCTGTTTATTAATACGATGACGAAGCACCTCATTATCAGCCGCCACCTGTTCTATTGGATCCAAAGAATGATAGGAACTCGCCCATTTTGCATCATGCTTATTATACCGTTTTAGGTATGCTTTATCTGACTCACCGGGCTGTCTCTTGGGAAAATTCTCATAAAGATCAACAGACTTCTTGATCATTTTTCCGCGTGGACTTCCGTATCGTATCCTACCAAGTGTAGTCAAGGAACCATCCTTATTTTGATAATTCCGAATCCCCCATTTCATTTTCTTAATCCCATAATGGGCAAGATTGTTATTCTCACCATACACATCCATCACCTCACTCAAAGTTATCTGTATTTGCTTTCCACGCAATATATGCATCCATCATCGCCGCAACTGCATCTATCTTTTGGTCCCTACGCTTCTTGTACAGTTTCTTATTGTCATTTGTATCAATAAGAGCAATACAGTTCCCCATACAAAAAGACATCAAGCTTTCATCAAATAGGAGATTGCGCTCTTCTGAAAGTTTCTTAAGTTCACCAAGAGGAACCGATTCCGTCTTAGCTCCTTGAATAACTTTCTCCACTCCGAATGGCCCATGATCCGCAGTCCAATTCTCTACGAACTCTTTTGCATTATATGGATCATATCCCATAGCTCGAACGTCATACTGAGTCTCCTCAATATGTTTCTCTAAGTCTGAATAAACATCATCCATCTTAAGAACAATCTTATCCATGACAATAAGGCTACCTTCTTTAATAAACTCTTCATACTTCTCTCGTAGTGCCTTGGTTAACTCAGAGAATGTCTTCTCGGAAATATAACACCGAGTCTTAATTCCAAACGTCTCATCCCCGAGAGGAAAGACAAATGTAAATGCACAAAAATCATCGCCACGAGATAAGTCAGCGCCCATGGCACAAGGCATAGACCAGAAATCTCTCTTGCGATGAACCTTAGTTTCCTCGTATGGAAAGAAATATGTATAACCTTCTAGAGGTATTCCAAATCGTTTCGCTAATATCTCATTACGGACTGATGGGTTCTTCTCTGCACGCTCAACCTCACGTTGATATGTGTCATAGGAAACTGTCTTCCCTATATTAGGCGATGCCTTGATCCAAAGTTCGGGATATGCCACCTCAGTCACATTGTCGAGCTTATAGAAAAAGATTGATGTGTGGGGATCAACATAATCACCCTTAAGAATCGACTGTAATTCCATTTTGATTGTATCGCCAATAGAGTTACGTATCGTTCCCTCGGACGAGATACCAATGATTATATAATCCGGAGTCTTAGATGCACTTTGCTCAAGAGCTGTTATGACATCTTCGCGAATATCACAAGAAAGCCATTCATCCAATGTACAAATCTTACCACGATAACCTTGAAGTTTATCAATTGACATCGGCCTAGTCTCTATCAAAGAATTGGTTATGAAATTTTCAATCCCTCGCTTAGTTGCAGTCATTTTGACTCGATTAACTATCGACCCAGTCGTGTTGTTGATTGATCCACTTCTTAGAAACTTAAACAAAGGGCCGCGTGCTCGGACCAAAGCCGTCTTGATTGGAATTAGTGTCTCCTCAGCTTGACGAATGATTGGAGCAACCGCTGCCTGTGTCGTAGTCTCAGATGAAACAGAGCATTCATATGCATGGATCGCTGAGGCATACATTGTCTTAGCACTACCACGAGCTGTTATGATAAATTGCTTATTCGTTAGACGCCGTTTGACCATGCGTCGTTCATAGTGTCCTCCAAACCCATTCTTATTTGGGACAAACACCTCACGCTCTATGAAATAATACCATCCATAAAGCTGCTCGCCCCAAAGTTTGAAAGAAGGTAGTAAGGTTAAATCAGTTCCATCGGTAAGTGTCAACTCATTATCACAAAAACTGATCCAACCCTCTACCGGAACGGGATCGTAATAGATTCCAGGGTTTCGAATACGCCAATCGATTCGATTCATCTCTTGTTCGATCTCTTGACATATAGGGATATCCCCATTAAGGACTTGATCTCTGAATTCCGCATAATATCTAGGCGTAGCTGTGTTGGATAGAGCCATGATTAATGCCCCGCAAGACCCTTTATAGCAAGCCTACGTTTCCTGAGTCTTGTAATTTCCTCATCACTAAGCTTACTATAATCTCCACCCTTCTTTGCAAGGATGTCTTCAACGTTATCTTGCTTCTTCTTAACACCGCCCATAAATTCTGCAAACTGACGAGCACCTTCAGATGCAGTCTCATCATTAGCGACTTTGCTCCATCCATACTTAGCTGCTGAGCGAAAGCTCGAATTAAGCTGATCTTGAATCAAAGCATCAGTAGCATTCCGTAACATACGTTTGTAGATTCCTTTGCGTTGAGCCTTATACGTATCACGCTGCTGACGCTCAGTCTCCTTACGTGCTCTACGGCGATCAAGATAATTAGAGAGATGCGGATGCGCGTCTCGCCATGCTTTATTTTGAGCTTCTCGCTCTGCTGCTCGTGCCTCACGTCTAGCTGCTACTTCATTCTTATGCGCTCGATAACGACCCATCAAAGAATCAGACTCTTTTGCCTTACGAATATCATTCTTTGCAGCTCTCATATCAGCCCGAGCTTGAGCTTGACGTGTTCTTAAATCAGCAGCTTCTTTTCTCTGTGCAGCAACCTTCTCTAGCTGCTTAGTCCTCGTCCGTAGTTTACGCTGTTTACGAGTACGACGTTTAGCAATACTACGATTGATATCTTTGGGAATCTTGGTAATTCGTTTGGACGTACTCTTAGCAAAATTAGCCATCATGTTTCGTCCAGTACGAACAGAACTTCCTATTCGCTCAATCGCCTTGCGAAAACCCCATCGCATTCCCTTAACACCATGGTGCTGAAGATAATCATCAGATATGGTATCATCAAACACAATATCAGCCATATAACCTCCTTTCACTCAGACAGAACATTAAGTCTAAACTCCAACTCAGAAATCTGATTCTTTATAGCATCCACCACAAACGAACTTGTCGGTGGATCAAACGCGAGTCGGGTCTTCAACCAAATATATTGAATCACTCCATTCAATACTCCTGGATTATCACTAAATTCAGTCCATTCCTCATTACCTGTCTCGATGCGAAATGGAATATCAGGCCCAACCTTCAATTCGTTTAAGGTCAGAAATGCCGAATTTATTCCTATGATAATATCTTGGTCAAAGACTGTGTAATCGTTAGTAATACCAAGTAGCTTCTTGGTTGTCTCTAAAATAGTAGCCATTTGACCTCACAAAGCAATAGCATCTAGACGAACATATCCATCTGGATGGCGAGTTCGACAGAATCTAAGTCCGCCCCAACTATAGACTTGCTCTTTGGGGTTAACCTCTATCTCTTCTCCGCCTTTCTTTCGTCCGACTGTAATTTCCTCTTCAACAGGATCATCCGGAACTTTTCGTAGATACACAACCCGAACGTCCTTACGTACTCGTGCCTTCTTAAAGTCCGGCATATTTCCTCCTTACCAAAGTGTAGTATCGCCAGCCTTCCTAGGAACATACTCATCATCTAGCAACTCATAAGAACCATAGTGAATGGCTTGATGAGTGCGATTTGAGACACAAATCAGATTATCCAGTGATACCAGTCGATCTGTATGTTCCATAATATCCTCATAAGAAATAGGTTCGATATGATGAACGATTATCTTATCGTATATAGGCCTATCAGGACATGCAAGATCACAACCGTCGTCTCGAATTATCACTTTAGACCTAATTAACTTCCATTCCTTACTTGCATAGAATGCTTGATTTAAATATCTTCGAGAACCAAACGTTGGATCGCCTATTGGAGACTCAGTTCTAAGAAATTCATAACGCTTTCGAAAATCAGGCAGTTCCATCAAGGCTTTGTATGTCCTGATCATCCGAATCACGTCCTTGATACTGTTTCATAGCCGCTATGGCGTTCGCATATAGCTCTTCTGACTTCTGGGCTGAATCAATAGCATCTTTCTTAGATTGAAGCAGAGCATTCTCACTCTTTAACTTTGCCTTCTTGAGTGGTCTAAGCGGATCTGCGAATTGTATGGCATAAACTATCTCTTGACCGGTTGCTTCTCCAGAAATCAAGCGCTCTTCAAGCCGTTTTAGTCCCAAAGCAGCGATTTGTTGGAAGCGATTGTCTGGTTGAAGGCCTGGAGGAGATGCTGTCGGTGGTTTTATAGTGTCTTGTTTCTTCCTTCTCATTTCATCTCCTATACTTTTGGATAGAATATCTACAGTTTTTATTGACTTTATGGTAGGAATGGCTCGACTTGTGGGTAGAATTTTCTGGTTAGAAAGGAGTAAAGAACCAGAAGCACGCTAATTGAGAAGGGAACACTGTTTTGCCGAGCCACCCCTGCTATAAAGTCAATATCAATA